TTTGGTGCATTACCAACCATGCCAACTGTCCCGGCTTGGACGCCTACACAACGAGGACCAAGCCTATCGGCACCCTCTGGTAACAGCATGCTGAGTATTGGTAATTCAATTCTTGGTGGTATTCAAACGTTCGCTTCGGCAGGCGGTATGACCGACCTGTTCGGTGGCGGTGGCGGTGGCGGTTTCAGTGATTGGGACATTTAATACGTCAAACGTATTTGCATAACCTTAACAACGCATACAAATGGGAACACTAGCTGATTTTGGTTCTTCATATCGATCACATGCGGAAGCCTACGGGTTTAGACCGCTGGAAGTGGTTGATGTGATGGACAGCCTACGGGCGAATCAACAAACAAATGAAAGAAGTCTTCAGCGTATCCTCGACTCCAAAATGGATGTTCGGCGAATGGATACGCAGGTACGTAATAATAATGTTCTTGCACAAAATCAAGCTAACCGTTTTGCACGTGAACAGACACGTACTGCCATAGAAGAGTCAGAACGCAACCGGTTAAAGCAAGCAGAAACCCAACAGAAGCTGCAACAAGCATTTGATGAAAAGCAGCTTAATGAATTATCCCAGTTCTCTAAAACAATCACTGATGGCCTTGTTCAGGTTGTGCAGTGGGACACTGAGCGTAGAGTTCAGAACTGGATGAATGAAGCATTTACTATTGGCTTACCCCAAGAGGAACTTGAAAGCTTTGAAGCATTAGAGAAGCAAGCTGAAGCTGCAGGTGCTAACGCAAAACTAACTGGTGCAACACTTGAAACAGTTGGTGCACCCGTTGATCTAATTGAACGTGCACGTAATGCAACTGGTTGGAAGAAATATGCTTACACCAAAGCCATTATGATGATGGCTGGTGATCGTTATCAACGATACCGTGAGGACAATGCATCAACGTTTACCGTCAATATTGGTGGCAAGCCTGTATCTCTAACTACAGCTGAAAATAGCTCTGAATATGCAGCTATTGAACGATCTATGCGTGATCAGTTCTTAAGCCAATTCCATGGTTTGAACAGGGGAATGATGAATAAGTATCTCTTCCCTAAGATGCGTCAATATGAAGAAGCTGCTGCTAAAGCTTTTGGTAATCAACAAAGGGAAAAACTCCAATCCCAACGTGAGCATGAATATGCATCACAAGTTCGTGCACTGATTACCTCTGGTCAATCTGCTGAAACGGTACAGCAACTCTGGACTACTTATGCTGGTGATTTTGGTGGTCGAGGTAAATCACGTGACAAGTTTATCGAGGTTACTAAAACGTTGCTTGATGGAGGTGGTCTCAGTCCAAGCACTGTTGCCAACATCAATGAGATGCTTGACACTGAGGTCAAATGGGACGATGGCTCTACCAAATCAATCAATGAAAAGTATGCCTATCAACTAGCAAAGGCTGGGTTTGGCGAATCTTTGAGGAACGCTGAACTTCGCCCTATCCAACTAGCAACTGAATCTCGGCGAGCTGTTGCTCAAGATTTTGAAAATCAATACTTTGAACTTAGAGCATCTCGTCAGGCACCGTTTACTGATAAAGAGGAACTAGCTTTTCTTAACAAAGCCAGTGATCTAGGTATTCGTCATCTTGTTGAGAACTCCATCCAAAATGATCTGACTGTTCAAGACCTCGATGTTGAAGAGGCACAGGATATTGTTCAATATCATTTGGCAAATAAAGGCTATGTTTCTGAGCACGAGGCTAGGACTCTTCCTATTCCAGTTGTAGCTAACCTCCGAGCACAGGGGAAGATCCAGCCAAAAGATAAGATGACTATACCCACCAGCATGATGGATAACGCTAGTCAACGTATCGTTAATCGAGCCAACCTGCTCTTCAATATTGCCGGACTAAAAGAGGGCGGTAAGACACGTGAATACGATAACTTCATTGCACGTGCAAAAGAAAGGATTGCCTATGAATATAGGGATCGTCTTATGAGTGGTGCATATGTTTCTGACGGAGCAGGTAGTGCTGAATCTAAAGCATTTGATTCTGCGATGAGTGCTATAGAAGAGCGCATGCAGCAAATGGGGACCTCTTATGGATACAAAGAATTACCAGATCTAAAGAGTACAACTTGGCAAGAAAAAACTACTAAAGCAAAGAAATTTATAACTAACAACAATAATGACATTACTCTTCCAAATCCTCACCTTGACGACACTATGCCTGCTGTCGCCAAGTATTTTGAAACTGGGAAAGGACGTATCCCCATTCAGTATCAGATATTAGCAAATGGAACGAATGGGGTAACTGCATGGGATTATGCTGCCGCTCAATATAAAGCGCGTGGTGGAACGAAAGTACCTGAGAAGCCAGACAGTCAGGTCATGATTGAATCTTTAAGTCCTGATGTTCAAAGCCTTGTCAATAAATACCAGACAAATGCTAGGGCTGTAAGAGCGTCTACACGTATTAGCTCACAGACTCATCTTCAGAAATCTACTGCTAAAGAACGTGCTGCACTTCGTATGCTGATGCTTGCAGAGGGAACTGATCAAATCAAACAAGAAGGTAAAACGCCATACCAAACTATTTTTGGTTATCAGTATTTTGATGGCTTCAATAACCATCCTGATCGTGTAAACACCTCTGGTGGTTACTCCTCTGCTGCTGCTGGAGCTTATCAATTTATGCCTGCCACATGGAAGATGGCTAAGAAAGCACTTGGTCTAAAAGATTTTAGTCCTGCTAATCAAGATAAGGCTGGTCTGTATCTTTTACGGAAACGTGGTTTTGACCCTAATAATATTGACTCATCCCTTTTACTTGATACAGCTGGTAACCCCACTCCATACGCTGCACAGTTGTTTGCATCAATCTCTCCAGAATGGGCAAGTATTCCTAACCTTGCAGGTAAGAGTACTTATGGTCAGCCTGTTAAAAAACTAAAAGATCTTATTCTTGGTTATCTGGCTTTTGAGAAAGAAGAAGCAGCACGTAACGCAGTCTATGCACAAGACCATAATCGCTTACCTGGACTTTAATTAATGAACTACGAAACTGATGAAGAACTGTTCAGGAAGGAACAAGAGGCTGCTGTAGAAAGAGCGAATCAGAGGCAAGCTTCTGAGGACAACGCTGCTGCTGGTAGAGAGCTTCTAGAGAACGCTCCTGAAATGAGACCACCTAACTTCTCGCCTGTACAACAAGTTGTAGAGGTGGGTAAGGAACTTAATAGAGCTGTTAAAGGTGGTCTAAAGGACACCGTTAGCAGTGTAATTACAGCTCCAGAACGTACTAAAGATATGTTCTCTGGAGAGATGGCTGCACAAGGAAAGGACTATGCACCTACATTTGACCCACTCGATTCTCTCGACTACCGCACATCCACATGGTGGGGTGAGATGGCTCGCACCATTACTCATTACGGAACCCTTGGTGCAGGTGTGGGTGTGGCTGCTTCTGGTGCTGCTGGAATAAGTGCAACAACTGCAGCTGCTTCCAAAGCAATGCCATTCTTAGCTAAGTCTGGTCTTGTTGGTGCTGGTGCAGACTTCTTGTCTGAATACAACCAAGATGCCAACTTGCTCGCAACTATGCGTGATCGTTTTGGCTGGCTGGATACACCACTATCTACCAAGGATACGGATCATCCGGCAGTCAAAACGTTCAAGCAAGTTGTTGAGGGATTTGGCATCGGCAGTATTGCCGGTAAGCTTTTTCAAAGCATTGGTAAAGCTAGGAAGGGTCTTAGCAAGAAAGCACCTGCCAAACCAGACCGTGCTGCACTTGAAAGTGTTGACAAGATCAATGAAGTAAAGCGCAGTCGTGCTGAAGATGCAGCAAAGGTTGCTGTTGATAAAAACCTAAGGGCGGCAACAGCACAGAATGCATTTAAGAATGGGGTTGACTTTGAAAAGTTAGATCCAACATCGCAGACTGCGATGATGATCGATTACAAAGCTGCTAATAAAGGTAAGTTTGAAACATGGTCACCTCCTGGTGAAGACGGTGCAGCTCGTGCTGAACGTAAAGTAAAGGAAGCAGATGCTGATAAATATGAGCAGCAATTAGAAGCGGCTCAATTAGAGCTTAATTTTGATGACCCTGGTGCTTATAAAAATAAGCCGATGATGGATATTCAACAGGGTAATGCATTTAGCCGAGGCACTGCTTATGACGTAGCTAAGCAAAGCAAACGTATCGCTAAAGAGTACGGATCAGAGATGGGGTCTACAGATAACATCATTACCCCTGCTGCAGCTGAACGTATTGCAGATGCTGGTTTTGGTGATAAGTCGATTAACCAGATTGTTGCTAAGCAGTTCTATGGTGATGAGCGTACAAAAGCTCTGATTGAAGAACTCCGCCTTGGTAATAAGAAACCAAGTGATGTGTTCTCTTATGCAGAAGAGAAGGCAATGGAGATTGTCAATGGACGTGAAACTCCCGACCTGCCACCTAAGGATTATTGGCAAGCATTGTATGAGGATCAGAACCTTGTAAGTGATGAGTTTATTTGGAAATCAGAGAACGTAGTTACTGCTGATCTGGTCAATGCATCCTTGTTTACTAAGCTCCGCAACCTTGCCATTAGCTCACGTGAAGTATTTGATTACTTGGATGTTACTGACCTAGGCGGTCCTGTTAAGCATATCCGCGACAACCTGATCGTCGGTCTCACTGAAACCAAACGTGCTCGTTACGTACTTAGTGAAGCATTCCGTCGCTTGCAAAAGGAAAACCCTCTTGGATCCAAATTTGATTTGGAAAAGAAGATGGCTGAAATCCATGGCAGCACTAGGGATCAAGTTGACATGATGTTGGAGATTGCAAAGACTGCGCCAACTGATGACCTACTTCGTGGCGTACTGGAAGCTTTCTCTATGTCTAATAGTATCCATAACTGGACTGACTTTGATGCATATATCAGGAAAGCTTTGATGGGTGAAACCCTTGAAGGGGGAAGAAAGAAGACAGGCTTAATGGTACGTGAACTGCAAGGTGTGATGATCAATAGTGTTCTGAGTGGTCCTAAGACTCCACTAAGAGCAATTATGGGTACATCAACTGCTGCGTTCTTGCGCCCTATGTCGCAGGTTGTTGGTGGTGCACTGCAGTATGCAGGTTCTGGTTTTACAGATGCTGCGACAATTCGCTCAGGACTTGCTCAACTACATGCCATGTCTGAAGCTGTGCCAGAAGCTGCACGCTATTTCATGACACGTATGAATAGCTATTTCAGTGGTGATCTAAGCACTATTAAAAATAGGTTTGCTGAATATGACCCACGTGATGAACAGTGGGCAATGCTCGATTTCAGAATTAATGAAACTGGATCGTTTGGCGATAAGGTTGCATTTGGTCTTGCAAACCTGGCACGTGGTTTGAATCAAAATGGCTTCCTGACATACAGCTCTAAATTGATGTCATCTACTGATGATGCTCTGACCATGATTATGGCTAGAGCAAGGGCAAAGCAAAAAGCAATTGAAGATGCATTTGCATTTAAGGCTGATGGAACTATTCCTGAAATCACTCCTGGATTGATTAAAGAGATTGAAGCACGTGAATATGCAGAGATCTTTGATCCTGTGACTGGCACTGTCAGTGACAAGATGCTGGATGTTGCTCGGAAGGAGGCAACCCTTACTACTGAGTTAGGAGATACTGGTCAAACTCTAAATAAGTTCTTCGACTCCGTACCGATTCTAAAACCATTCTTCCTGTTTGCTAGGACTGGTATCAATGGTATGAAATTTACCCTTAAACATGCTCCTGGTATTAATGCTATATCTCGTGAAGTAAGAGCTATTCATTTTGCCAAGCCAGAGAACTTAGACACTGTGGCTCAATATGGAATTAATACTGCACAAGAACTAGCTAATGCTAAGGCGATCATGCAAGGTCGAATGGTGATTGGTTCTGCTGTGACCTTTATGGCTCAACAAGCCTATATGAAAGGTATGTTTACTGGTAATGGTCCTAGGGATACTCAAACCAGAAACACCTGGCTTGCTACTGGCTGGCAACCACGCTCAATCAAATTAGGTGATGCATGGATTAGTTACGACTCATTTGAACCGTTTAATAACGTACTTGCATTCGTTGCTGATCTTGGTGATATGCAGAAACAGATGGGTCCAGAGTGGGCAGATCAGCATTTGACTGGACAAGCTTTGCTTCTAGCTAAAGGTGCTGTCAGTAAAACCTATTTGCAAGGCATTCAAATGTTGATGGATGCATTTTCTGACGGCAGTAAGTGGGAGAAAATGGCAGCCTCAATGGCTAACAACACTCTTCCTTTGTCTTCACTCCGTAATGAAATTGGACGTTTCATTAATCCAATGATGCGTGAGCTAAACAACAGTATGGAAGAGACTGTTCGTAACCGTAACTCTTATCTAGAGTTTTTAGCTGGTGAAGAGTTGCCGGTTAAGCATGACATTCTAAATGGTGAGATTATTAGAGATTGGGATGTCCCAACACGTCTGTTCAATATGATCAGCCCTGTGCAGCTAAACTTTGGTGATTCACCTGGCAGACAGCTGCTTAGGAACTCAGGTTATGACATGAGGATGAGTGTGTATTCCACACCTGGATCCCCTACAGTTAAACTCGATGAACACCCCAAAGTACGTTCACTTTTCCAAAAGGCAATTGGTGAACAGAAAGTACGTGGTTCTAAAAACCTTGAGGAAGCATTAGATAAACTTTCTAAAGATCCTGAAATACAGAAGTCTATCGCACAAATGAATCAGGATCGTAACCTTCCTGGCGGTAAGAAAATTGATCCAATGAAATACCCGCATAACGTCAGGATTAAAAAACTAATTGACTCTGCTCGTGCTCAAGCTTGGGGAAGGCTTCGCAATGACCCTGAGGTTGTCAAACTATTGTCAATCAAGGTCTTGCAAACCAGCGCTGACAGAAATCGGCAGGTAGGAAACTTTGATGAAGCTAATAGGAAACAACAGCAATCCCAATCACTCCTTGAAATCTATCGCTAATACTAATGGCAACAACTGAAAATTTTTATACAGGGGATGGTTCTACTACTACCTTTAGTTATTCATTCCCCTTCCTGAAGGAATCTGATTTCTATGTCACTCTTGATGGTGTAACCCAAGCCTCTTCTACCTATACAATCAACACTTTTTCCAATGAAGTTGTCTTTACTACAGCTCCTGGAAACGGTGTAAAAATTCGTTTTTACAGACTCACGAATGTAGATGAGAAAGATGTTACTTTTTTCTCAGGGTCAGCACTGCGTGCACAAGACCTAAACAGTAATTTCGATCAAAATAATTTCCGTTCACAGGAAATTGAAAACTATATTTGGTTTAAAGAAGGTGGTACTGTTCATTCTGATGAGGCTTGGGAAAGTACTGATAACCGGATTGCTACAACAGCAGCAATGGATGCTCGCTTCCAAGATGAAGCAGCTGAGACTATTGAAAGCAGTGAAACATGGGTAAGTGATGATAACTCAATTGCTACCACTGCATCTATTGATGCGCGTTTCTTTAATAACTCTGATGAGACGATTCAAAGCGGTGAAACGTGGCCTAACAATGATGCAACTATTGCAACAACAGCTGCAATTGATGATGCAATTGATTATGCTATTACCAATGATGTTAAAATTAATTCTACTGGTTTAACTAAAACTGCCCTTAATGGTCAAGTAACTCTTGGTATTGGAGCTGGCTCAGTTGACCTTGATCGGATTAAGTCTGCCGATATCATTGTGTCAGGGGAGAGTAATCCTAACAACGATACTACGATTGCTACAACGGCAAAGATCGATGACATGATCGATGCTGCCATTACTGGTGATATTGCCACTGATGGTACTGGTATTACTGTTACCAACGATGGTGATGGCACTATCACACTTGGTATTGGAGCTGACTCAGTTGACCTTGATCGTATTAAAACGTCTGATATTTATCAGACTGGGGCTTACTCTTCGTCTTGGACAAATATAAATGATAAGGTAGCAACTATTGGTGCTATTGCAGCTCGACATGATGTTGAAGTTGGTACTTCATTACCTACTACTACACAGCCTGGTAAGGGGTTTCTAAACATTACCCCTGGAAACCAAGAATATAGAGTCTTTGATGGTTCGGGTTGGAGAGCAGTTGCAACTGGTCAACCTTATACCCCTAATACTGCGACTATCATTCGTTATGTAGATGCTACTAATGGTAGTGATGCTGCTGACGTTACTGGTTTCCTACCAAATAGTCCCCTGAAGTCTATTAAACGTGCTGTTGATCTAGTTAATGCTGATAGTTCTGATGGCACTGTAATCAAAGTTGCTGCAGGTGTTTATCAAGAAGCACTGCCTATTCAGATTCAGCGTAAAAACATTTCCATTGTCGGTGAAGCTCTTCGTAGTGTATTTGTGCAGCCTACACAGGCTACAGAAACCAACACGATGTTTGAGGTAAACACTGGTACGTTGCTTGCCAACATGACCTTTGTTGGTCTGAAGGCTAGCGGTACACGTGGTAACAGCACTTATGACGGTGACGCTACTTACGGT